TTTGATACGATTCAAACGATCGCGTGGATCAGCAAAGTAATCTGTGCCAACATCACTTACCAAGCTAATGAGAATAGCATCACGAACTCGCTTTTCCACCTCACCATAGTTGCCTTTCTCAATTAGATCTACTGCTGATAGCACAGCTTCAGCCAATGCACGATTTTTACAAAACTCTTCAATCTCTTGTAAAAATGCTTCAACATGATGGCTGTTGATATCAGGAATTAACTCAAAATCGCCTTGAGTTTCCACGTTAAGTTGCTGTATTTTTGGCAACGCTTTGTGATCATTGGCATAGTCCAAAATATACTTGACTGCACGACGAAACTTTTGATTCCAATACTGTGGTTTAAGTATGTTTTGGCAACGAACAAATACTTCTTCGCTACTCAGCAAAATATCAATCAGCAGCTTTTGTTTGGCCTCGGTATATTCGTGTCTTTTAGAATCCATTGTTTTTTCCCATGGCCTGTCGTAATACGCCTATTTTCAAATCACTTGTTGTCCGAGATTCAATAATACTTCTCACAGTAAACAATTCACCATAACATCTAGCTGCATCAGCAGCATCTTTGCAATGCTTTTCCCATCTTGGGAAACTCACTGCCCATCCAAACTGCAACGCTTGATCAATCAAATCTTGATTTTGCTGTTCTTGATCAGGCATTATGATTATTTCTTTGCCAGATTTCAGTAACTGTGCTATTTGTCCTTGACTTAACACATGGCTACCTACAGCTACACAGTCAATACTTATGGCAGTCAAAAGTCCCTCAACTACAATTGCAAAGTGTCTGCTATTATACAGCACCTGACTGTTGAACAAATAGTCTGTAGGCAACTTGCTGTTTACATATCTTGGCTGGCCAGTAGGTGGATTACCAGCCCATCTGGCACTGTAGCCCACAATGTTGTTTTTTTGATCATGTAATGGTATCAGAACTCGATGCCGCATTTTCCATCGGCCCAGATAGGGTGACCAAAAATAATCACTGTTTCTCATGACGCTGGCGCCACGTTGATTTATATATTGCCAAGCTTGCAAAAAGTCTGGATCTTGATTATTTTGTGCTAGAAGTTCACTCATCAACTGGCTGTTTGAAGGCCAAGGATCAGGTTCCCATAAAGATTCAAGATTGATTACGTTGCCAACTACTTCAGAGTTACTTGAACCTTCAAGGCTTTTCTGCAACTCATGCATTTTCAAGCTGTCAATAATATCTTGTGGAACTGCCATCCAAGACAGCAGCATGCGAAAGCTATCAGTTAAACCGTCGCCTGTATATCGGCAACGATAACCACAATTATAACAACTGTAACTTACATGTTGTTGTCCATCAATCAACCAGTTGCCACGACCACGAGTGTCGGGCCTATGTCCACGATGATGACAACACACAGCATTGGCACAACGCCAACCTTTACTTGTGGTTCTAGCTCGCGCAGGAATCCATTGACTTACTACATCTGCTACAGACACCATTACATGGTTTAGCTTTTGTAGAGTATTTTGTCAAACGTTCCTGTGTTGCCCATGTCGCTTTGGTAAACAAAACGCACCCAATAGAGATTTTGTGTGGTGCTGCCTTGCCATATCGCAGGCTGATCAGTACCTGTCCATTGTTTGTAGTTGGTATCAGCAGTTAATGGAATGAAAAACCATTCGTTATCTGTGGGAACATCTTCAGTCAAACTGCCCTGCATCCACAGTTTGCCCAACCAGTTGGTTGTGTAAACCACCCAAGTATGAGTTCCACTAGTCTCACCTGTTTGAGCATTGCCCGGTAAACTGGAACTTACATATAATATATCAGTCCACCAGTTTAGAGGTGTGGGAGTAAAGTTCGTTATTGATGTTGCAGGGACCAGTTCGCGTTGTGTTCCTGCCAAGAGTTCTACCGCAACGTCGATATCTTGATACTGATCGCTGTATAAAAATCTCTCAACGTTGTTGGTGTCAGTTGATGTTAACTGAATAGTGTAAAAGCCCAGAGGCAAAAACTGAATGTCAGTTTCTTCTATGTTAACAACAGCCTGTCCTTGACTGGCATTAGTTGTTGTTACTGTTTTAACCAACACTGTTTGTTGTGTTTCCACGTTGATCATTTGTGCAGTTAAAGTCAACCCTGTTATGTCAACAGGTCTACGATCAACATTGCGCACAAGCATTTGCAAGGTGTTTGTAACACCTTTGTATATTTTTTGTTTATATTGAATCATGGGCCATGTCTGCAGGAAAGTTCCAGGTGCATCATACATCCAATATAACTGCTGTTGATAAGAATATAAGGTGATAGTGGACATATGATGGATAAATTAGTGATCAATCTAATAAGTATTTAGCTAAAGTAATGGAAAGGAAATCACCATGACACCGCAAGAACTTAGTGACTTACAACAAAGATATCCTTTCCTTAGCGTGGTAGAATACCTTAATCAGGAATATTTGGGAATAGTTCAGCAAGCTGATCAGCAGTTTATCAGCATTTACACTTGGGACGACAACTGGACTGATGTTAGAAAGAAAAGATTTTTAGTATGCGGAGAAACTTGGTGGTGGGAAAGCAACAGAAATATCCCCATAAACTTGTTCATGGGGAAAGATTTCCAAGAGTTTAGAGCTGTTTTGAAAACTTTTGCCAGCAAGGAAAGTCGTGTTGTTTTAGGTCCCATTGTGAATTTACGAGACATGCTAAACAAGCGAGTAAAACGACGCACTATCACGTTGGTACGTGAAGTTTAATCGCCCAAAGTGCTTACTTTAACTTGGACTTTCATGGTTTTGCCATCCTCACTTACTTGCGGCGCCTTTTTTTCCCGCTGTTCACGTAGATACTGACTTTCTTCGCGGCGGCTCCATTTTTGCCAATGTTGCATGGTTTTCCAAGCTAAACCACGAGCAGCAGCTTCATTGTTAACCGACACAATAGCATAAAAATCATCGCTATTTTCCACTGCACGCAGCTTTACACTGAATTGATCAGGTGCATGCTCAAGGCTCACAAGAATATCTCGCAACTCGCGAGGTTGACAATGAGGATTACGCCACATCCAAACATCTCCATGCAGACGCTGCCGTAACTTGCCTGCAATGTCGGGATCGTCAATATAACCCAAATCCCAAGTTTTATCTTCATGCACCACTTGTGCATGACATCCAAACATTGAACCTGTTAGTTCTAGCTGCATGATTGTTGCCCCTGTTTACTATATACTATAACGCTTGAGAGATTTCGTCAACGATTATTTCTGCATGAACTTTCACCAACATGGCATAGCCAAAGCTATGAGATTTTCTAAAATGATAGCCTTGCTCGCTACGTTGCCAAATTTCAGGTTCAGCACTTGCAACACCTTGTTCCAAACAACGATTGATTAACCATTGTTTGCCAGGTCTAATCAATGCCAATATAATCGCAATGTCTTGAATACTCTTGGGTGCTAGACGTGCTGTTAAATCTGCATGATTATGCAAATGTATCAGTTGTGCAACAAACTCAGGATAAGACATCAACTGCCAGTTGAACTCTCTATCACATAGTTCTTGCAAATGCGAGGGACTTTTGACTTTTTCGTAAACATTTACGTTGAGTATGTCAATTTTGAACCAACCCTGTTCCTGAGCTTGCTTGTAAGGTAAACTACAATAACCAGTTACAGGATCTTGAGGCACGTTATGGAAATAAACTCCAGTGTTGTGTTTTTCCAAACGATCATTCCTCATAAGACTGGCAGGAATATGTTTAAGATTTGCTAACGCCTGATCCCTTGATGCCGTATCAATATCAATATCAAAATCAATCATGTGCGATTACGTATAGCAGTTGTTAACTGGCTGAGTTTGCCTTGCATTTCTCGATGTTCTTGCTGCATGCGAGTAACTTGTGCTTGCAAAGCTTGATTTTGTCTCAGCAACTCTTGAATAACTTGCTCACCGGGAACCCGTTGTTGGTTGCCTTGTTGATCACTTACTACCACCCAAGCGCCTGATATCTGCCATTCAGGAGTCTTTTTCACAGAACTTTGATAGTCCTGATCCACTTGGCTATATTGGTTGCCAAATTGTATTTGCTCAACTACATGACGAGCAACTGGCTGTGGTTTAAACCAAGGTTCTTGAGGCTCAACTAAAAACTTTTTCATTACATACCTGCTTGTGTTAACATGGCACGAGCAAAATCAGCATCTTGCTGGTGACTTTTGAACTTGAGCTTCCACACATGCGCAGGTGCCCAGTTTTGTATCATGGATACTTGCTCGCTTGAACAACGTTGTAGAAAGTCTGCGCTGCTGTCGGCATTGTAAACCAACCAAGGACTTATTCTGCCGTGACAAATTATTTGCGTGCCCACATTGGTATTTACTACACGAAAAAAATCTGACCAAGCTGCTTGATTTTCCTGGGCCCAATGTGCAAGATACTCCACACTGCGAGCAAGAGCTTGGTCACAACTTTCTGTTGCAATTAAATCACGCACATACACTACTAACAGGCTTTCTTGACACCATTTGTCCACTGGCACATTGCTGCGAATGACAAAATCAATAAAAGCACGCGGTGCAACTACGTTGTTTTCAATTACATATGCACTGAACTTGTTGAAAGCGCCGTAGAATGAACTGGAGATGAAATCTTCTTGTGTGACTTTTTTCATATTACGCATGCCACTTAACTCATGGAATCTCTGCCAACTGTAAAATGCCAAGCGACCTTGAGCTGTGTCTCGATTAAACCAACGTCGTTTTTTTTCACAACTGTGGTTATACCAAGTTTTTTCACGGGCAAAAAATCGTTTACAAAACTCGCATACAAATGTCATTTTGCGTTGTGTAGTTTAACTAGCTCTTGGATTTTAGCCTCAGTTAAGCCGCTGGCAACTGCTAGATCAATCACCTGCTGTTGCGTGATAGTATCCAACATAATAGTCAGTTCTTGACTGTTTAGTTGCGGATAAAAGTTTTGTATGAGTTCTGCAATGGGATTGTCCCGGCGCTTTTTGCCGCGTGCCACAGGAATCCAAGGATGAAACTGTTTATTGCCTGCGCCAGCACAACACAGCAACTTGTGCTGTAGTTCTGCATGATCTCGCAGCTCACTGAATCCAATGTTGACAAGATCATTTACAGCCAAGATTGCGTAGGCTTGTAAAGCACTGTTATTTGGCAAACTGCTGAGATACCGCATGATTACAAACGGACTATAAGCTTTGCGCTCTTGTTCGGTAAGTTGACCGTAATATTCAAGTTTTTGAGTGTCAATAGCACTCAATACTTGTTTGATATCCAGTGCATATTCTTTAGCCATGTGTGGGTTCCTGATAAAACAAGTTCACATTGGGGGTTGCAGGTGGTTGATTGCGGAAAATCAACACTTCAGTTGCTTTTTTAGCTTGAAATCCATCTTGTGTTTTTTTGCGACGTCCTGCTGTGTATGTCACAGGTATTTTTACCACGTTTGCTTGCACATTGTCAAAGAAGCCATCACCGCTATCGCGATTGCACAGCCATACATTGTCGTGAGTTTCCACAACTTTAATAAGCTTAAGTAGTTGCTCGTCACTAAAAGGCTGATTGTAATCAGCAAAGCTATCACGGTAGGGTGGATCACAGAACACAAAGTCACAAATTGGCACTTGACTCCAATCGCCAGTCGAGATATGCACTTGGCGCTGTTGAAAAACGTCATGCCATGCTTGCAAGTTGTCGGCATCATATACTTGAGTTTCTGTCAAGAGTCCGCAAGGAGTTCCATAACGGTTGTTGGTGTTTTTGTTGATTTGCCAAATACCATTAAAGCCCGTGCGCATGAGAAAATACAACACGGCTGCTTGCTCAGTTTGGCTCCATTTTTGCCAATCCCAAGCATGTTCCTCGCGTATCTTATAGTAGTATGCACGACGCTGGTCGTAGTTGCCTTGCAGATATTGTTGACTAAGTTGTTGTAAACACTGACAAAAAACTGCAAAATCATAGGCAATGCTGCGATACACGTTGATGATATCGCTGTTGATGTCGTTTATCCAAACTTCTTGAGGATTATATCGCTCTATTACATGTGCGAACATAGCCCCTCCACCAAAGAAAGGTTCACTGTAGGTGTTTACAGGAGTTTGCGGCATGTAGGGCT